CACCAAAACGTGCCATTGATCGTTACGCTCTCTGGTACGCTGGACCCTGACAACTCGTTCAAGAACGACATCACCAAGCTGACGTTCCCCGCGAGTACCCGTTACATCGAGCCACCACCTCCACCCTACATCCGTTGTAAGGCATTGCAGTTCAGTCTGCAGAGCCCGCACCTGATCAAGTGGAAGCACCGGGGGCGGTCTGAGTATTCTCAGGCAGCCTTTGAAAAGAGTATCATGCACTATGGAAAGGTCCTGACCAAGTACAAAGAGATGATCCTCGACATTGCGGCCATCTCCTTCATGCCATTGTGGAAGCCAGGCAGGAAACTGCTGGTGTTCGCAGGTACGAAGAAGATGTGTACGATCCTGGCTGAAGCGTTCACCAAGAAGTACCCTGATCTCAAGGTACGGCGCTACATCGGTGAGGACCCGTACTCGCACATTGGTGAGGCAGACATTCTTGTCTCCACTACCAAGTCGTGTGGTACCGCAATCGACATCCCCGGCTTGGCAATCTCGTTGATGACTGAAGCCGTCAACGACACTCAGGCAAACTTGCAGCACATCAAACGTCTGCGCGAGCCTGATCAGGGACCTGATTATTTCACGCCGGAGTTCTTGTATCTTCTGTGCTCGAACATTCCGCAACACATGAACTACCACAAGCACAAGGTTGAAATCTTCCGCTCTGAGGTAATTTCTCACGAAACACTTTTAACGGACTATGTGATCTGACAATGAGCCATCCACGCCCGTATCAGCTCTATCGGGTCGATGCAGGTGGAAACCGGGTCTACGTGCCCGGTCTTGTCATTCAGCTTGTAGGGACTCACCCAGGCTGTCTGGCAGAGTATCACCTGATCCATCGACACTACAAAGTCGGCAAGATCATCGTCAAGTATCCGGTCCACGGACCGGAATTGATGGAGGTCATCATCGACGCAGATTTCCCTGCCCGCGACTGGAAAGTTGAAGACCAGTACGGTAACGACTACAACCTTGCCCGAGTTGTTGGGCTCATGCAAAAGGAAGAGTAAGTGAACAAGCCCTATCAATCTGCACCCCTGTCTGAACTGCACCTGCGCGTCGGTGCCCTGCTGTTCTTCGCCAACGAAGTCAACCGTGGCCTGGAGCGTAAAGAGCTGAACCCAATGGGTAGCTTCTACATGTTCGACGACCACAGCGAAATCCGTACCCCGGCCAATGTGCCCGACAACTGGCCACACGGCCTGGTGCGCATCTTCACCGAACAAGTGAAGGGCGACGAGAAGTTCGAATTCCAGCTGTCTCAGTTCGACCCGGCCATGAACACCGCAGCCTACGACGCCAAACGCGGCGGCGGCCTTGACCAGCAGGGCATCCGCTTCGTGGCTGGTACCGGCTGGCAAGGTCTGAGCGCGCACTACCTGATGGTGCCTGAGTATGACCAGATCTCCTACGTGCCACTGATCGGTAGTCATACCGACGACATCGAAACCATTCTGGAGCAGTCCAAGCTGGGTGGCTACGATCGCAAGGTCATTCGTGAAACCTACGAAGCCACCGCCATGGCAGCGTACGAGAACGAAGACGACCTCGAACACGCTCGTGGTGTTCCGCACACCTACCACAACTGGCTGATGCTCAACGCCCTGATCATCGCCAAGATCGTCACCCTGCGCGCGATCGCGCTGGCCGAGCATGGTGAGAACGTCCTCAACGAAACCATGCAACGCGATTCCAAGACCGGTGCTGTACTGCCGATCGACGTATCAGAAGAGCAAGATCCAGCCTGACGGCATAGCTGCCCCTCCCCGCAAGGGGAGGGGCAGTGAGCCTATGCTCTTTTTTTTTTGCTTCAGATCACATGTACTGTGCGTAGAAGCCTTGCAGGCGCTCGGCCTGACTTACGTCGCTGACGCACTTCTCGATGCGACCGAAGCCGTAACGGGAGATGGCAACACCACGGCTTCGGCCGTCGCAGGTGGAGGTCATCAGGTGCAACATGGCTTCCAGCAGGCGCAGGTCCATCACCGGCATGGTCTTGAGCAGGTCCATGAAGCGGTTGCGGTAGCGCATGCTCATGACGCCATTGATGTTCTTCAGCACCCACTGCAGGAGTGCCTCGTAGGCCTGGTTGAAGTCTTGGCCTTCGAGCTTGAGTACCATCTTGATGATCTTGAGAATGGCTTTCTGCTGCTTGATGCCTTCCTCTTCGCTCGGTTCATTGCCTTTGGGGTCCATGACCTTTTCGTAGTCAGCCAGCAGGCCGTTGACGGTCTCCATGGTGATGTCGTATTTGGTCTTGGGTGTCACGTTGGCTTTCGCCACCTCTTTGGCCATGACTTCGGTACCTTCTTCGGTTGGAGTTTGTTCTTCGCCAGCCATCATTGTTTCCTCAGGTGAAATGGCGCCTTGGATCAAAGCGCGTAGTTTTAAGGGCCGTACCGTGGGCTTTACCCATGAAGATGTACAGCATCATCGAACCCATGTCGGAGGCTTGACCACCAGGAGAGTTCGGGAAGCGAGCGTTCATGTCGCCCATACACTTGCCGCAGTAACCTGCACCAGGGGTCAGGCAGCGCTGAGGACTCCGCAGGGTAATCGTCTTGTTGACAATCGCGTCCAGGTTCTGCTCAGTAATGTGCACCGTCTTGCCATTGACGATGATGTAGAAGCCGATGTAGCGCTTGGCTTTATCTGCTGCCACAAACCGCTTGATACCCAGCACAGACCCGCAGTCGTCTTCGGTGATCGCATGGTTCTGGAATACCCGGATCAGGTACTGTACCGCTTCACCACCGAGCGCTGTCTGCGCACCACGGTTGAAGGAACCTTCGCGGAGCGAGTTCGCATAGTCCGGGAGGTTCTTAAGGTTCAGGCCTTCGTCCAGAGACGTTGGGATCAGGTTCACCTGAGTACCGTCACCGAAAGCAGATTCCTCACCGTGCATGAGCAGCGTCTTCATGCGAACGATGTCGAAGTTCTTCTTACCGATGAGGTAGTCTTGCGAGTCGTCCCCCTTTACCCAGTCCTTGTCCACCTTGGACAACTCGCCTTTGATGATGGCGATGGTGGCTGGGTCGTGTAGGCGATCCTTGTACTGCTCCAGAAGCTTTTCGCGCAGTTCCCGTACCTTGGGGTCAGTCACCAGAGATTTACGCGTGGTGCCTGGTGTGAAGAGCTGCGTGAGGCCAGAGAGGATACATGCAGTAGCCTCCGTGTATCGCAGCAACTCCCAGACATAGATCTTGGCAGGATCGTTCTGGCTACGGTCTTCCGGGTTATTGGTCAGACGCTGAGCAATGATCTTCTCGATGTCTGACAGACGACGCGGGTTGGGGTCGAAAGGAATCTTGCCATTGAACGCGTAGACCACAGCCAGATGATGCCACAGCACCCAGGCGTAAGGTGCATTGCAGTCTGCCTCACATCCGATGAAGTCACCTTTCTTGAAGTCGGCCACCTCACGCTTGGAGAACAGTGGCTTGGTGATGTCTGCTTCAAAGCGAAGCTTGGACTCACCCATCTTAACCACCCACTCCTTACCTTCCACGTAAGGCTCGTACTCGCCCGCCTCACCACGGGTCAGGGAGAATGCACGGATCGACCAGGACAAACGTTTGTACAGGCCAAGCTCCATGCATTTGAGAAAGAACAACCGCTTATCAAGCGTTTCCATGACCCAGTACCCTTGTCAGAATTTTGTTGATCTCTGCCAAGAGGCGTTGACCTGCTTGGGAACTGCCCAGCACAGGCTCCATCAACTTGGCCACTTCTTCACGCAGGGTATCGCGCTTGAGGTCAGACATCAGTGCCATGCCAGACACCTCGACTGCCATCTGCTCAATCGGCAGTGCCTCGAACCACTTGTCGTTGTTCACGATCAGGGTGTTCATCGACTGACCCAGTGCAGCGCCACTGCGCACGTAGTCCACGACCTTGGACTCTGGGTAGATGGCCGCGAACACACGGAAGTCGCTCAGCGCAGCGCCTGGGATGGTGGACTCCTCATCCGAGAGCAATGGCTTGGATTCCATCGACTCGCCCAGCCGTTTGATCAAGCTGGGGGATACGGAAACGATCCAGTCAATCAGGTGACCATCGTGGTTCTTACCGACCATCTCGAACAGTTCGGTGAGGATGTCGGTGTTGGAGTTACCCAGCTCATGGATGTCAATGCCGTCTGGGTAGTCCAGGTGTGATACACCTTCTGCCGTGTCCCAAGTCAGGAGGAACTCCAGCAGGTCGGCAGTGGTGGAGATTGCACTAGGCTCGAATTCGATCTCAACGCCAAATTGAGCATAGGCAGCCAAGATCCCATCGATCATCATCTTCTCAGCGTTACCTGCGATGACTTCAGGTTCAAGACCCTGCTCACCCTTGATGATGTGCTCGATGCGATCGGTGTGTCCGGTCATCCCGCAGCGATAGAGCAGGTTGATGCAGTGCATCAGCTCTACGGTGCGGTTGGGGTGATAAACCGCGTTAAAGAATTGTTCAAGCATGGCGCACCTAAACTGTGTGTTATATAGGAAGAGCGTCTACTAAGATATAGCGGCTATGGCCTCTTCAACAGACAAGGAAATATACAAATGGCAAATGGCAAGAGCGGCGCGTTCGGTAGCCGCAAAGGTATCAAGACTCCAGCGGTCATGGTTCAGGGAAACCAGCTGCGTGTGGCAAAGGACCCAGCCCCATGGTTCGCTGACTTCGACTCGCTGGCGGCACAGTGCACCGCACTGACCACCTCCCCGGCAATGATCATGCCGTACTTCGGCGACGCCGAACTGATGGCCAAGATCGACCGTCAGGGCGTTAACGATGCCACCAAGGCATTGATGGAACAGATCAAGCAACAGAAAGAACGTCTGGCTGCACTGGTTGCTGAGACCAAGGCCATGCGTGAAGGCGTCCCGGCCATGGACGGCAAACCTGCTCGTGCCCCGATCACCAAGGTCACCCAGGACAACACCATCGAGCTGCTGAACCACGGCGAGCAGTTCCAAACCTTCATGGATGACTGGCTGCGCATCATCTACTTCTCCATGGACAAGGTGCTGGACTTCTTCCGCGCCCTCGGTCAGGACATCCCGGTACTGTGCCCTTACAGCCAGGGCTTCGTGAAGACCGAGCAGAACATGACCCCAGAAGAGCTGAAGGCGGCCTCCGGTGCCAGCCTCGACGAGCTGGCCGCAGAAGTCGCCGAAGAAGATCACCTGGGCAAGATGATCCTCGGCGTACTGCAGGCAGCACCGCTGAAGGCGCACCAGCGCAAGGCCTTCGCCAAGATGATCGAGGTCACCCCTGAGCAGTTCAACAAGCTGATCAAGGGCGACTACCGCCAGTTCTCCCTGACCAAGCTGCGTTCCATCCATGAGAAGATGGACGGCCCTGCCTACGAGCAGGAACTGGCAGCTGTCGAGCAGACCGAACTCCAGCAGATGGCAGAAGCTGCCGAATCCACCACTCAAAAGGTTGAGTAACCATGCAAGGTTCCGACATCGAAAGCGAAGCACCAGCGCCGGATGATTCCGATCTGGTGCATGAGGCCGAGGCTGTTGCGCAGGTAGAACTGCCGGCCGAAGAACGTGCCCCGGCCGAAGAAAAGCCGCGCACTGAAATGCACGACGACGAAGACTCCGACCTGCCCAATGAAGACCAAGCGTCTTCCGAAGCCGGTAAGCCGTTCTTCGAAGCCGACCACTGGCAGAGCGACAAGACCTACCAGAAGGAGCCGATGGTTAAAGACCGTCCGGCTAACTTCGAACCCCCGTTCACCTTGATTGTCCCCTCGCTGAACACCAAAGACGCTACCCGCGTTGCTGAAGCGCTGGAACCAGTCATCAAGCATGTCTCTCCACAGACTGCTGAATGGCTCCGCCGCATTGTGACCAGCCAGTCGATGATCGTGGCCAACGGTCAGTTCGAAGCTTCTCTGCAACGTGATGGCTCGCTCTGGCTGCAAGCACCTGAACACGACGGCATCAAGCTGGTCGCTCAGGTGCCCGCCATTGCACAGCCTGCACCTGGCACTATCCTGACCGGCCAAGATGCTGAGATCCACATGGCTCAGCAAACCAAGACCTATGCCCGGATGATGTTCCCCCTGTACCACACCGGTATCTGGTTGAACGTCGCAGTGCCCCACGGCTCCGAGCTGCACGTCCTGGAAGAAGCACTGGCTGCTGCCAAGTACGACCTGGGCTACATGACCAAGGGCCTGGTTTACTCCAATACCTCAGTCATGCAGAACATCGCGCTGGTCAACTTCGTGTTGGACCATGTGATCAACTCTTCGGCGGAACACACCACCACTGCGTTCCTGAAGAAGGTGATTCGCATCACCGACATTAACTTGATCGCTGCGAACATGTCGTCGGCTATCTATCCGTCGGGCTTCCCGCTGGAGCGCCCGTGCTCTGCTGAGCCGATGAAGTGCCACAACGTTACCAAGGGCCTGCTGCGCCTGTCCAAGATCATCTGGACCGACGACAACGGCCTGTCGGCTTACCAGAAGAAGTTCATGGCTACTCGTCTGGCTGGCCAGAAGAAAACCGAGGCGGACTTCAAGAAGTATCAGGAGGAATTCCCCGGTGTTACTCAACGTGTTGTCGAAATTGCTCCTGGCATCAGCGTTCTGCTCATGCCTCCAACTATCGAACAGTACGAGCAGTCCGGCTATTCCTGGATCGAGTCGATTGAGCGTGGGGCGAACGCCATGCTCAACACCCCAACTGGTCCTGAACTGAACGCTCACATGACTGCGCAGTATCAACTGCAGTCGATGCGCCAGTACGCCCACTGGGTAGACGCGATCATTTACCCGAACGACGTGTCGGTACGTGACCGCGAGACCATCAACAATCTGCTTGCCAAGCAGTCGGATAACACCGACCTGGTTGACAAGTTCATTGCTGCGGTCAAGCAGTTCATCGAAGACTGTGTTGTCTCGGTCGTCGGCATTAACAACTACAGCTGCCCATCCTGTGGTAAGTCCCAGACTGCCGAAGGTTCGCGCAATCCGAAGTTGATCCCCCTCGACCCGGTCCACACTTTTTTCACCCTCAGCGGCCTGAAGACTCAAACTACTCTCTCGAAAAACTCGGAGCACTAGAGCCTTCACAAATCCAAACCGAAGCCGGATTATCAGTTAACACTAAGCGCCACGTTAACGATCCGAACTTCGGTTTGGACACCGACCTTTATGACACAGAGCTGGCGCGCATCCGCGAGGTGATCCATGAGACAGGTGATAAGCCTGACTATGTGGACTCCGAGATGATGATGCGCACGGTGTACGAGTCTGCGTTCGGTATACACAACCACTACGGGCCTAATCAACATCCTTTCGCTTTGGTCGCGGCTCATCCAAAGGAAGATTTTGTTCCGTACTCCAGTCGGTTCCGTGACTATGCGGCTTACATCAATGCGCGGGTCTACGAGACTACCGGGATTCCAATGGACAAGTTCTTTGATCGGCCTCGTGCCGAGATTGAAATGATCATGGGTCTTGTGCGAGTCAGCAACCGCAAGCAGGCACACAGCGCTGAAGAGATTGCCGCGGCAGCGCGAGCAGCTCAGCAGGGCAAGAAGTAATGGGGAGTCTACAATGATCGACAACCGCATGATGCGTCACGCTATCATGGGACATGAGGAGGGGGATGATCCACGCCCCTCCCGCTTTGTGGTGGATAACCACACACGTCGCCTGATCCCTTACCGTGACACGTACACGGAGAGCCAGGTCTGTACCAAGTTCGGTATCACCAAGGGCCAGCTGCGTAAAGCAGTGAAGTCTGGAGGCTTCCCGAAGCCTACCAAGTACGGTCCAGGCAACAAGCCGTGGTGGGCTGACACCATCATCGACAAAGTGTCCCGTGTTGACGAAGACGAGTGACGGCATAACCTCCCTCCCCGCAAGGGGAGGGAGGGCTTTATGCTGCGTCTTTGTGTTCCTCGTCGTACAGTGCCAGCAGTTCGTTCGAAGCAGGCAGGCCCAGCAGTTGTTGTGCGATCATGTTACCGTTGACATGACCACCAGTTAGATCGATACCGATCCATCTCCACTGATCCTCCTCCATGCCCTCCACAGATGACAGTTCCGTTTGCGTTGTGAACTTGTCAATGTTGAGCATGTCCTGCAACTTAGGATACGTTGACACCACGTCGATGTCGGATACGTGCGTGAACAGTAATGGAACATGTCCTCGCATGTCAGACACAATGTCGTCGTCTGGTTCCGGTCCCATGTAAGCAGGTAGTGTGACGATCCAGTTTCCAAGGCCAGGGCTGGCTTGGTCCACCTCCGTTAACATCTCGTCGGAAGTAGTACCCGCCATCAGCTTGTACTTCTGCAGGAAGAAGTGCAGGTCGTCAGCGATCATCCGTGGCTGGGAGTCGTAGTTCTTGTACTCGGAGCACTTCAGAAGAGCTGGCAGGCACATGGCGATGTCGTTGGTGGTTTCATCCAGCATTTCTACCGAGATGTCGTCCCACAAGTTGTAGATGCAGTATTCCACAGGGAAATACTTCTGCATGAACTGGTGCCACTCTTTCTTCACGAACCCGTCAGCTTCCGTGAACTTAAGCTTGCCGCCCAGCTTGTGCTTACGCAGCAGATAGTCCAGGTTGTACTCGGGGTCGTTCGCCGATGCCGTGCGGATACGCTTGTACAGAAGCATCGAGTCACAGATGACAAAGGAAGCCTGGTTGGTCACCGTGTGCCATTGGTCAATCGGGTTGATTGGAACCTTGGTGTCTTTACCGCCGTCCTTCTTGACCTTGTGTGCCGCGCCTTGGTTCCATTTGAAGTTACGGAACTTCTTAGGAATACGGGGATCGCAGAATACGTCAGCCGGGTCATAGCCAGAGTCACGTAAGGCGCGTTCTGATTTGGGAATATCGAACGCCATGTTGAAGATGGTGACGTAGTCTGGTTGCCATTCATGGGCTGCCTCAAAGCTACGCTGCACCAATTGAGCCGGGAAGTCATGGATGTTGATTTCCATGGTCTGCGGGTCAATGCCACGTTTCTTTAAGATCGGCCCTAATAACTCTTCAGCCTTGTCGCGCACCAGTTGAATGAAGCGTTCTGGTTTCTTGTCTTCAGCAGACAGCGCAGACTCATCAATCCAGCTGCCCAGAATGTTCATGCTGACATTCTTTTTGTTGGTCATCGACGCGATAATGATCTCCTCTTCTTCGGAGTTCATATTCGTCTCGATATCGTAGACCGCCACGTTACTTGGGGTAGGTGTTCCACCCCAGCGATCGCGGTAACCACGCTTGACCAACACCGGTGTAGATACGTCCGCACCGTACAGGTAAGGGGACCTGGCAAGCTGTCTCAGACCGCCCCGAGCATTGGGGTTGCCGAGGGCGCGAGCGACCTTATTATGTAGTTCATGCTGACTGCAAGTGAACTTCCGAAGCTGCGAGATAGGTGCCCACGGGCGCTTGTCTTTATGTGTCCTGTACTTTTCCAGAGTGACGTAAAAGTCACGCTGGTAGTTGTGGATCAGACGCAGGTTAGGAATAGGGGGACGCCCGTCCTTGCAGTGAATCAGTTCTTTAACGACGACCACGTCATTAGGCGAATAGTCGTTAGCCTTCGAATAAGTTGCGTGCACACATTCGAAGCGGTCGATCTCTTCCCGATCGGGGAGATTTGGATACATGAATGGCATGATGTGCTCCAGCGTGAATCTCGAAATTCTCTAAACAGTATCCCGGCCGGGTAGGAACTCACATGACACGTCGTCTCAAACAGTGCGCCACGATGGTGCAAGAGGCTATCGCCCACCAGGGTCGAAGCCAACTCTTCCGTGATCTCCTCATGATCATCCGCGAGGTCAAGGAAGTCCCTTACGCTGCGCTGGGCAAAGAATTGCTCATCAAGAAGGGCATCGATAAGGTGATCGAGAAACACACGGGTCTGAAGATCCCTGTGTACATCGACAACTCGCCGTACATCAATGCCTGGATCTATCCTCCGTACATCGACGCCAACCACGCGGTGTTCGCCGGTAACCAGTGGCAGCGTGGCGACAACTGGACCCTGGAGTACATCAACAAGCAGTCCAACAAGGTCTTCGGTAAATCCGAATCGATCTTCGGCACTGTTGACCGTGAGCGCTCGCGCGTGTCTGGTGACTTCACCAAGATCGAGTGTCCGATGTACGTCACTCGTATGGCCATCAATCATCCAGAGGCGACCCCTGAGATGATCGTGTCGGTTATCCTGCACGAGATCGGTCACGTCTTCACCTACTTCGAGTTCATGGGTCGAGTGACCACCTTCAACGGCGCACTGCAGGCTGCCTCAGAAATGTTCTTCCAGTGCAACTCCCGCGAAGACCGCCTCAAGGTTGTCCGTGACGTGGGTGACAAGTTCGGCGTCGATACCGACGACCGCGATGCATTGATGAACTCCCGCTCCAAAGACGGCTTCATTACCGTCCTGGCCCGCGGTTACGTCATCGACCGCAAGTCGAGCCTGGGTTCTTCGATTTATGACATCACCCTGTGGGAGTCGCTGTCTGACCAGTTCAGCATGCGCCACGGCTCCGGCGTTGATGGTGTGAAGATGATGGACCTGATCTACAAGAACAGCGGCGCCTCGGCCTACCACGGTACCCTGACCCACATCATCTTTACCCTGTTCAAGGTTCTGATGTTCATCGTCATGACCTTCTCGCTGTTCGGCCTGCCTCTGCTGCTGTTGTTTATCAACCCGGCAGAGAAGATCTATGACGAGCCAGAAGCCCGCATGTTGCGCATGCGTAACGACTTCGTCTCGGGTCTGAAGTCTCCCACCATCTCCAAAGAGGAGAAGGCAAAGATCGCTGAAGACGTTAAGGAAATTGATCTGATCATCAAGGACCTGGACGACAAGCGCGGCCTGATTGAACTGTTCTACACCTCCTGCACCCCAGAAGGTCGTCGTCAGTACAGTCAGATGCGCTTCCAGCAAGCCGTAGAGAACCTGGTTGCCAACGACCTGCTCGTGGCCTCTACCCGCCTGACCAACCTCGCTAACCGCCTTTCCTGAGGAGTGCCACCGTGCGCGAACTTAAAATCACCCGCAAGAAGTCGGGTAACATTCTGGCCAACATCAACCAGATGCTCACCGCCACCAAAGTCGACGCCATCGATCGTACCGCGGTAACTGAACTGGGCTTTGCTGAGCTGGTAGCAGCCACCCTGCCCCTGTGCCCAACTGGCCAAGACCCAGCCGACTTCTACCGTGCCAACTGCATCGAGGGCGTGCGTGCGTTCCTGGACCAGGTGGTCGAGATGGTCAACATCAACCAGGAACAGTGCCTGCTGGCTGTCTGGGGCGTCTACGCTTACCGCCTGTCGATCATCCAGCCGATGAACCTGACCGACGTGCGGCCTTGTGTGGGTCGCTACATGGCCAAGTTGCCCGAGCGCCACAGCGCCATGGTTGCCAAGTACCCGACCCTGAACGAGAACTACTGGGCTCTGGCTGACAGTATCTACGTCAACGTTTAAGGTGATCGCGATGAAGATGATCACTGAGAACCTGACAGAGGAGTTGTTTACCGACGACCCTCTGATTCCCAAGGGGATCATCACGGCCTACGAGACGATCAAACGAGATCGAATGGTAAGCCAAGAGATGGTGAGCCCCTACATCCAGAACTTCCCGATGAACGTGTCGCTCAGCAACTTTACCGTTGAGCCATCGGAGAAAGGATTGGAAATCGCGCTGGAAGGCTTTGCGGTGCTGTTTAAGGTGACTGCCGGTGTTTTGCTGGTGTCTGCCCTGGGTGTGTGCATCTTCAACTTCATACGCTCCCGTAAAGCGGCTGAAGCCACTGCAGATGCGGCCACCAATGGTGTACTCCTGCATAAGGAAATCACCAAGCTGGTTCAGGGTATCCGTGCAGCCAAAGGCTTCCATGACCGTACCATCAAGATCAAGGCAAGTGACATCCCGCTGGGTCCAACCCGGCGTGCCTTGGGCCTGCATGGCGAGATTATCTACCCCGAGTGGGCAGATCGTTTCTACGCCTACGGTCACGACCAGCACTTCACCAACGCCATTGCCTCCAAGGTAGCAACCGGTCAGTTCTTCAGCATCACCGAGCATCTCATGACGCCGATGGCTGATTACATGTCGGATCTGGCAGGTCGTGTCAAGCAGCTGACCAAGATGGTGGATAACCTCCCAGCCACCATCAACTCCGGTCGCCTGGAACAGGTCGCTCGTGACATCGAGCAACTGGACACCCGTTCTATCCGTGGCACGTTCCTGGGTCACCTCGAACGAGTTTATGGCAAAGAGCTGCCGCAGCCTCGGGTAACCTTCCAAGCCAACAGCGCGGAGTTACTAGATGCACGGGTAACGGCGCTGAAGGAGTTCTACGACAGCACTCGGGACGACAAGAAGTTCGTCCAGAACCACTACCAGGCCAACGTTGATCGTTGGAAGGCTGGTGATGTCGAACAGATGCTGGGGCGTATCCCAGAAATCTGCGCCCAGGCTGCAAAGCTTGGCGCTGCTCCTTCGCTGTCGACAGGTAAGTCCATCGTGGACGAATGCGAGCAACTGCGTCGCAAGATCTCTCCGATCGAAGTACCTGAGATGATTGATCAGGCGCTTAAGAACACCCTCGAAAGTATCCGACTCGATTCTATTGCGTCGGTGAACCTCTTCGAAATGGTGATCAATGAACAGCGCCAGTTCACCATCTACATCCAGGACATCCTGAACCAGACCATCGAGTGGGCAACCGCTGTGGGTGCGTTCACCAAGCCAGCTGATCCACAAGCAGCTCGGCGGTTGATGAGCGACGCTCAAGATGCAACCAAAGCCACGCGCAAGGTAAAACTTTAAGCCACCCTGCCCCCTACAGGTTCACGCTTGTAGGGGGCTCAAGGAGTTTTTTATGAAAGAGTACGATCTGGCCAGCTTGGCCCAGGCGTCTGACAAAGATCTGGTTGAGTTCCTCGGTCAGAACGAGCGTGTCATCGGTGAGGTGACTGCCCACATTGCCAACCTGGAACGCCTCAAGGGTACCAGTCAGGCACATGCGCTTGGCTACCAGGAATACCTGCCCGACGAAATCACCATGCAGGACTTTGACACTCACCTGTCGAAGAAAGGCTACCAGATGTCCACCGAGGCTCTGCACACCATCCTGCTCGTGGCCGCATCCGCCGCTGTCGTCGCTGGCATCGGTATCATCGCCTACAAGCTGATCAAAGCTTCGATGGCCAAGGAGCCCAAGTCCGCCGACTTCCTCAAGAAACAGAAGGAAGTTCAGCAGTTCGCCATGCATTTGATCAAGGTGCAGTGGAGCGATGCCGCCGCCCCTACCCGTGAAGCGCTGAAGACCAAGTTCCTGGCCGACTGCGTCAGCGAAGTAACTGCGAACCTGTCCGAAGCAGACCTGCTGAACGACCCGTTCAACGCCTACGTGCGCAGCGAGTTCAAGACCTCCGGCGTTCCGTACATGGCACTGGTTGCCGGCATGCGTGGTCCAGCCTCGATCTTCTCTGGCGCTGCCACCATCTACCTGACCAACGTCAAGGAATCGCTGGAAGCCTTCCGCCGTGAGTTCCTGGACGTGATCGCTGGTGCGCCTGATATCACCGACCACCAGATGATCAACCTGGTCAATGGCCTCAAGTGGAACCAGATCGACAACGGTAACGCTGCCGGTGTTCAGGCTCTGATGGGTTGGATCAATGCCATGGGTATCCCGTCCAGCAACCGTCTGGAAGAAGCCCTGCGCAATGCCAACGACATCCTGTCGGCCCCGGCCACCATCGACCAGATCAATGCCTACGACCAGCACATCCAAGATGAGCTGATTGGCGAGGGCACTGTTCCCAAGGTCATTGCAATGATCCAGTCGCTCAAGGCCACCGGCAAGTACATCGAAGGTGCCAAGGGTAACTTCGTGGCTGGCGAGAAACGCTCGCAGCAAGTGGTTGACCTGTTCAAGGCCCAGATCGAACGTGCGCAGCTGCTGACCGACACCATCCCTCTGATCTCGCCACTGGTGACCCTGGAGTCCGACAACATCGTTCGTCGCTCCAAGTGCATCGCCAATGCCGGCAAGGCCCTGCTCAATGCCATTGAAGATGTGGCAGACAAGCTGGAAGACAAGGAAGCGGCCAAAGAGATCCGCACCGCGTTGGACGAGATTGCCCGTGCGTCCAAACAAGTGCTGAAAATGAAAACCGAGTCGCTGGTAGAACTTCCTGCCCCGGTCAGCTACGGCACCATGATGGACCTGCAAGCCAAGTCCGTGTGGATGGAACTGCTGAAGTCTTTGGCAGTGGCCGCGATGATCGGCCTGGCCGTGTTCGCCATCCAGGCGCTGGTATTGTCTATGTTGGGTCTGCAGTCGATGGCTGCATCCTTCGCTGGCGGCATCGTTTATTTCAACAAGAACGGTAAGCGTATCACCCCTGGCGAAGCCGCCGACGCCATTGCCAAGACCGTTGAGGAAAAGCGTACTGGCAAATACGGCGCGACCCTGGTAACCGGCCAACGCAATCTGCCATTCATTCTGAACCGTAGCCATCTGGACTCTGGCTTCAAGGACGTGGCTGCTGGCGTTGAGAAGTCGCTGAACGAGTTTGCCAACGAGCTACCGCGCGGGGGTGAGATTACCAGCGAGGCTATGGTTGCCGCCGCCAACAGCGGTATGAAGCACCTTAAGCGCACCATCTCCATTTTGGAAGGTCGTTTGAAGGGCATGAAGGTCAAGGTACCAGGCGGCGACCCGTCGGTTAAAGCCACCACCCACAACCTGCGTGACGCGATGGATGCTTACGTTGACGAGTGGTTCAACCCTGAAAAGGCGAACTACGCTATCGTGCGTCAGGGCATCGACACCACCTGGTTCGGCGTCATGGACCCGAAGATGGCCGAGCACGTGGACGCCAACGCCAAGGTTCTGACCGACGGCATCGTACGCTTTGCCAAGTCCATCCCGAACGCAAGTAAGGATGAACTGACCAAGCTGTCGCCAGAGGCCCAAGAAGCCCATGCCAACTTCAGTCAGGCTCAGGCATACCTGGCAACCCTCGGCTTCGTCATTACTGAAATCACCAAGAAGGCAATTGCCGACGGTGGTAAAGGTATGCAGGCGGTAAAAGACAACCTCAAGATGAAGGGCGAGGATATTGGCGGCATCGAGGTCGAGGATGACTTCGGTGGTGACGACATCGTTCAGTATCAAGAGGATCTCGATCCCTTGGTTGACATTGCAGACGCCATGGGCGACCTGTATGTTGACGAACAGACTGATGCAGTGATGGCCATCGAGAAGATGAGCGTCAAGACCAAGCGCTTGCTGATGACCGCTGGTATCGTCCTCGCATTGGGTGCTGGTGCTTATCTGCTGCTGTCCATGTCCCAGAACCGCCGCAGCCCTTCCTCGTTTGCAACTGACAAGATGTTCAAGCAAATCCAGAAGGACCTGGAGGCCAGCTTGGCATCTGAAGAGTTTGCAGCCCGGATGCAGGCTTCCAGTGAGGAGCTGGGCGATGCCTTGCAGAAGGACTTCGACCGCATGCGCAAGCAAGCGGAGAGCCTTCGCCAGAAGACCGCGCAGCCGACCGAGAAAGAAGTCGGCGGCCAGCGTGTTGACGCAGGTGCCGCGCGCCCTGCTTCTGTGCATCCGCGCATCGGCGAGACCGGTTCCCCAGTGGCCGGGTCCAACAATGCGTCTCAGGCCAACCCTGAAACCACTTGGATCAACGACGTACCACACAGCACCGAGGCCCTACAGATTGCCAAGGAAGTGGACGAACTGATCGCCAACCTCGGCAAGTTCGACTACAAGGGTGTGCTGCGTAGTCGTCTGGTTGAGCGTGCCCCTGGCATGGTTGCTTTGAACATGGCCACCGGTGGCTTCGACAAGGCTAGCGAGATCCTTTCGGGTGACCGCACGCGTCGTGTCGATAAGTTGATGGACCTCATGACCCACGTCATGGAGAACATCGTTGAACCGGTCATCGATGTGGTCCGCGGTCAGGGCGATACCAATCCACAGGCTGAGCAGGTCTACGACAAGGTTGTGGCTGCCATCGAAAAGGCAACCGCCGATGCTACTGCCGAACGACTGCTCGACGAGGCCTACATGGCTCGCACCGAGGAAGACTTCGCAGACTGGTCCAAGCCTTGCACCGAGTCCGATGTGGTGGAAGCCATGGGTCGCTTCGATCCGAAGTGCGTGCAGTCGGCCGAGCGCTACTACCTGGACGAGGCCAAGTCTTACCACAGCTTGTCGCAAGACCTGGACTCGATGTGGAAGGACAACAAGGACTTCCTCAACCGCGAAGTGGGTGATCGGTTCAACGAGCTGAAGGGTAACCGGGACGCAACCTCCAAGCTCATCCGCCGCATGGAAGAGTTCAAGCCAACCTTCAACGTCATTGCGCGTTCGATCAAGGCTCATGTGGCCATCAGCGACGTCATCTTCGAGGCCAGTGAATTCTGCCTGCGGGTGCATCGCAGTGTGCAGCGTGAGCTGATCAAGTCCCTGCAGTTCCACCAGATGAAGGTGGCCGAGCTGGATGCCCGTATGGGTAAACAGTCCGAGACGCTGGGCAAGCTCTCGAAAGAGATGCAGGATCAGATCAACCGCTTCAATGATCGCAAAGATACCTAAGGAGGTAATGTGAGCGACTATTCCATGAAGATGGAAGAGCTGCTCGAAGACCTTGAAGGCAATGATTGGGTGGCTGACCCTGACGCGCCTCTGAGATTAGAGGACGAAGAAGGGAACGTCATCCCAATGCCTGGGGACAACGAACAGCCTTCGGAAGAGGAGCTGGACGATGCCGTATTCCTAGCACATGGTCGCGAAACCGAATTGGTCAACATCATGGAAATGCTCCAGAGTTCTGGCGGCGTATCCCGTGACATGGCCATGCAGTTCCGCGACCTGCTTCCGCCAGAGATGGCGATGGAATCGTTCACTGTCCAGGTGACGCAAACCAACCATGTCATGGCCATGGAGTATGTGGGGACTGCAATCAAGATCGCGGCCGCTGCCGGCGTGATCGCAGTATTGGGTGCGGTGGGTTATCTGATCTATCGCATTACCAAGTCCCGCAAACGCATGCCTAAGAACAAGTTGGACAAAGCGGTATCTGCGGCATACGGCACTGCTGAGGAAAAGCTCAAGGTTGTGTTGGAAGGGCTCAAGCATGAGTACCCTGAAATCGAGCACGTCGAACTCAAGTGGAACAAGGAAGAGGCGCTTGTCCAGATGGCAATCCAATGCCAGATGCAAGAGCTGGACCTGCGCATGATGACTGGGACCTACAAGTCCTTCGTTGGCATGGTGGGTTCTGATGCCTTGGTGCAGGCTAATGAGATCAAGAAGTTCTTTGATACGTCAGTCTTCCCAGAACTTGACAAGATGTCCAAGGCAGGTACGGGCAAGGATATTGACGACATCACCAAAAAGATCCAGGAATTCAAATTCACGGATATGGTGTCCAAACACCTTGATCGTTTCGGTCACGACATGCAGGTCAACTTCGAGCGCCCTGATCAGGTCTGTGAGAAGTTCCGTGCCAAGTATTCCCGTAGCGTGAGTGTTGAGGAGGCGGCCAGTAAGCTGAAGGGTGTTAAGCCCAACGGTGTGGACGTCCCTGAGCAGGCTGCTGTTGGTCTGTACAAGGCACAGGACATCATGACCCAGATGTTGGTCAAGGTGAAGAACTACGAGAAGAAGCTGGAGAAGACGAAAGAACTCCCAGCCGATTACGTGGCTCAGATCAAAGGCGTGTTGGAGAAGTGCAAGCAGCCTCTCAAATCCTTGGGTGATGTATTCAACATCCTGGAGATGGAGATTGCTTCGCAGACCCGCTGTGCCAAGATCAAAGGCCTGGCTGTAGCGGAAGGTTACAAGAACGTAGCCAACCACTACAAGGAGAAAGCGTTGACCGACAAGGAACACCGCGCATCCTACCGAGCCTGCGTCAAAGTGCTGGACAAGTCCTTCGACGACATCCGTGGCGCCATGAAGTTGTAACATACGCCCCCGGCTCATTGCGAGCCGGGGGCTATGCCGTTACTTGTCAGCCAAAGCTGGGAGGTGCTTCAGGAATTGAACATCCACGTCCTCCTCCACCGTGAACGTGCCATCTGGCAGTGCGGTCAGTTTCTTACGCACAGACAGACGACCACTGTTGTCGGCCATGGAGATCAGTGGATAGTTCTTGTCGCCGCCAAGGTTGCTAACCCGTACAGTGATGACCTCACTACCCGCATTCTTCTTGATGGCCTCAGCCGTTTCCAGGGCCTCAATCCGATCCTTGGCAAAGTCGGTTGCCAGCTGCTGGATGATGGTGGTGCGGATGCCGGACTTAAGCACTTCGTTGTTCCAACCAGCCTCGGTCATGTAGACCTGGACCTTAGGCGATTGCTCGGCATCGAGTACAACAGAAGAACCACTCTCCACCACACAGCGAACCTTGCCATTCGTTGCGATTGGCTTGAGGTACAGCTTGGTCTTTTCCAGCACCGTCTTGTTGGTGTTGCCCATGTCGGTATCGGACCACTGCAGCATCTTGGTGCAAACGAGCTTCAGGTAGTCTTCAGTCGACTTGTCGTTGGCGAAGTAGTACCGACCATCGAACAACGTCAGGTCAATCTGACGGGCAAGCTGACGAGGAGACACCAGGATCTTGTTACCGTTGGCATCGAGGACAAAGTCACCCTTGAACTTCCGGTACTGCTGAACACCGTTCTTGATTACCGGCTCACCAACCTGGTGCAGCAGATACGTGACCACCTTACCGTTTACCACATCAACCTTCATCATGCTCGGGTTGTTGGGGTCCATCTCGAACACCGGCTCAGTGTACAGCTCTGGCACGTCGTCGTCGTAGACTTGGTAATCAGCTTCAGTGGTAATGCTGCGGCTACCTGCCCACAGGTACTTCAGCGGGCTACCCAGTTTAACCTGGACACGCTCCTGCAGGATACCTACCGAGTCATACGGAAGCATGTTGCGGTTCTTGTCGTTGTCGATGTCGCCCTCTTTCATGTCGACCACGGTGTAGTCGGACACGGTGTAGATCACGTCGAACGTGACCGACAGATTAATCAAGTGATCCAGAGGGCCGTCACCGAACATGGAGAAGTTACGCAGGGTCATCGCGTCATTTGCGTTGATTGCGTAATTGGTCTCCAGCAAGAACTCATACACCCGATCACCATCTTGCTTGGCGATCAGCGTACCATTCAGGTAAGCCTTGGCCGATTCACCCGGTGGGGTGTAAGCAAGCTGCACATGCAGTTGGTAATCTTCCAGGTCCTTATACAGATCGCCACTCTTGGTGAGCAGGTGAATAAGGTAGCCCTTCTCCGTACGCGACACCGTGAAGGTCTGTGCGGCCTGTAGGTCCAGCTGCAGGGATGGGTTCTCCATCCAGAACTGGCGCCCTTCAATGGTCGGAGCATCGAGATAGTAGGCACGTACCTCAAAGCTCTCGTTTGCCGCATCCAGGACCCAATGGAACGGGCTGAAGCGATAACCTGCAGACGACACAGCGCGGGCCATGGCTTCTGGCTTGAGCTGATACAGGTCATTGATCTCAGACTGGCTCACAATGGTCATGCCGCCATCCACGGACCTGAACAGTACCGAAGGATGGATGGTGACCGAGTCAGTGTTGTGACTGACGCCTGGAATGCCATTGAGGTCGGCCATACGAACGATGAGGTTCTCTACGGCCCCTGAGATCGGCGTGATGGTGTATTTGTCCTGCGGGGACTCCATGACACGGGTTGCGTTCAAAGTACGCTTGGTGATGGCGTCTACGTCCTTTACGGAGGTATAGTCCATGTCACCCAGAACAAAGTCCAGGTTAACAGGCGTAATTGGAATGTTGATCTCACCCGTGTTGTGTTGCATGACACGGTTACGCAACTCTTCCAGCGTCAGGGCAGGCTTGCCGCCAGTGGTGTACTGGTCGGAGTAAACCGAGTACGTGGAGAGCAGGCCCCAGTTCGCGGTGTACTTGCCTTGGTCTTCGCTGTCAAGGTCAAGCCACTCCTCACTCCAGTCGTTGGCCGAGAAGCCTTCGAACACCATGTCGTTCACACCTTTGGTGGTGTAGACGTCAATGCGCAGCTCGCCAGTAACTTGGCCTGTGGTCTGGTAGATCTGAGGCAGGTAGCAGTCGATCACCTTGTCGTACAGCCGGACCAACACGGTTGGGTCATATGGGTCAAACACTTGGCGAGTATAGTTGACCTTGATCTCTTTCCAGTAAGGGACGCCCGCAGCGTCGCGCGCCCGAACATAGGCACGGCAGTACGAGTAGAGGTCGTTGAAAGCGATACGGGTGTTCCACACCGTTGCCTGGTTGAGCGGGTAGACCTGGCTGTTGATCGCCATCTGCGACATATTGGCCAAGAGGCGCAGCATTGGAACGCCGTCGCTACCAGCCACCTGGTCAACTTCTAGCAGGTTACCGTTGGATGGGTTCAGTACGCCATTCAGAGGAGTGCCGTACACAACGGTCGGCTCGCCCACAGGAGGAATGCGGAATTCAATCGGATACTCTGCAGTGAAGGTGTAGCCGTTGCAGGTGAAGTTGGAGTTCTTCGGCATCACCAACTTCTTCATACCACCGGCCGTTACTTCGACCGCATAACGAATAACTTCATCGCGGCTCACCAGCAAGGTGATTGGTAGAACAGGTGGCTTATTGAAGACGTTGAGGAAGTCCCGATCCGTCATGTGCAGATGCAGGTCTTCCATAGTCAGTGCAAGGCCAGGGTAGCGCTTGCGGTTCAATACGTCAATGCCGTTGAGTACGTGCGCACCACATGCAGCGGCGTATTCCCACATGAGCATAAAAGGACTGGTGGGATCGACCAGGCGGTAGTTACCGGCAAGGTTGTCATCTACGGCATCCAGAACGTCGAGCGCTTTGGCAGCTGGGTCAAAGCGGGCGAAGTCCATCGCCTTCATGAGATCTTCACTGGTCATGGTCATACGACAGTACCTGTAGTTGGAGTGTTACCTGGGACAATGATCCGGCTAGGGTTCTGCCCATTGTAAGCCATCGGGGTCAGCGCCCCCTTGGCAAAGCGGCTAGACCAAGCAATGCGAGAATCACCCAGACGTTCTTCGTACACCTCACGAGAAACCCAGCGCTGCATTGTCTGCTCCTCTGGATCAATCCAGAAGTACGTGTCGTATGTGAACAGGTGCCAGAGATCTTCATTGATCTGGACCATGTTCTTGTCACGAAGGGCGGGGTGCATGTTCGCATTGAACGAGGCAACGATGTTGTTGAATTCAGTGAACACGATCGGGTCGAACGTATCCAGGCCATGGCACTTCCAGTTGACCGAGATCTGCTGACCTTCTTGGTTGAAGGGGGAGTCCAGCGACATGTTGGCGCCGGTAGCAGTTGGGGCAACGTAAGGATATGCAATGGTAGACCACCAACTGGTGATCCGACGCTTGTTGGCGTCTAGGGAGAAACGGTAAATCCGGCTGTGGTAGTCGATCCGATTTTGAATGATCGAATCCATGTACGGAACCATGTCCCCCTCATACACCAGGGAGGCATAACACACCCAGACGAAAAGCATCATTATTATGATGTTACCCGTCCCGTTACGCAGCGTCGTATTCAGGTCCCATACCCTGTAGTTCTTGATCGTGTCATCGATCATACTCCAGGCTTCATGGTGGTTACCCTCTACCGAGGTGAATGTGCCTGGTGCGATTTCCTGCCAACCGGATTGGGAAACCAAACCGTTAGACAGCCACGGGATAAAAGCCTGCTCGTGGTTGGCCAGCGGGGAGCCTTTGCCGTCACGCCACACACCGACAGGATCAAGCATGGCTCGAATGGCCCGTGGAAGGCTAATGCCGTCCGCACCACCGATCATGCTGAAAAACGGGCGGAATGCACGCAGGTTGCCATCGGTCAAGTTAAGTCTGGGTCGCGTGAAGAACGTGAGACCAAACTGTTCTCGAACGGGCGGCATCGTGGGGTGTGTCCCCAGGCTGTTAATGCCTCTCAGCTGTTCGTAGATCGAGGTTACGGAACTACCCTTGCCTCCGATCCGCGAAATGAAATCAAAAATCTTCTCGTATTCTTCGCGGCTTAAACTCATAACCCCTCCAGAATGGTCAGGAGCACTTCATGAACATCAATATTCTGCCAGACCTCAGTCTGGCGGCGGCACCGTTTACCACGGTACTCGGCAATGCCCTAAAGTTGGCTTCGACCGGCGATAGTGACAGCATCATACAGTATTCCGCCCCCGCCCGCGTGGAGCCGATCTGCTTGGTGGATAGCGCTCTCGCCCAGTACGAATTCCTGTACCCGATTCTGCAGACCACCAACTCGATCTTCGCCGCCTACTACATGCAGGCCGCCGCTCGTATGATCAACGTATCGGCCATGCGCCTGCTGCGTGACATCGATCCGCTCAAGCCCGACCGCAACATGAACGCTGCAATCTACGACTTCGCCGAGCGCAGCGCCCAGCAGCACTACGGTGACAACAAGACCCTACCTCAGCGCGTTGAAGGTCGTGTCCTGGACATCGTTACCGAAGGCATGCAGCTGCCGCGCCCAGGTCAGGGCAAGCCAACCATCACCTTCATGATCACTGAAGGGCAGGGCGGCAAGCCTGTGATGAAGGTGGCCTCGCCTGAAGAAGTGCGCAAGTATCAGGAAGCCTCCAAGCGGGCGGCAACCGAACTGGCCAAGAAGGAATACGACAAGCAGCTGGCTGACCTCAAGCACGCCGGTGCTTCCACCAAAGGTGGCGCGTCTCTGGTTGGTGACCTGCTCGATACCCCGAACCTGGCTACCGGCCGTATTTTCGAAGTGTCTGGCGACTACGGTGGAGGCGAAGTTACCATCCAAGTGATGGTGGTCTTCAAGACCATGATGACTACCTCGAACAACATGGTAGACGTCTACGCCACCGGCGGCGAGCTGCGTACCGCTTCCGAGCGTTACCACGGCTGGCGTTCGGGTCAACTGCGCTTCCTCGAAGACATCATCTTCACCAACGACATCATCGAGAACCACCGCCGTACCGCTATCCGCGACAACACCGGTGTGTACCTGCTCAACCGCGAGCGCGACACCAAGAACCGTGTTGCTGCTCTGCTGTCCGGCAAGTCCTCGATCGGCACTGCCTCGGGTGTTGCTGTGATCGACAGCGCCACTGCCAAGCGTCTGGAACTGGCCGTAGGCGGCAAGCTTGCTGACTTCAACACTCGTGAGAAGATCTTCAAGCGCACCTACCTCATGAACATGATCGTCGTTGATCGTGACTGGGACCAGGTGGTTGTTTACAACCGCGGTATCCCGAAAGCCGTTGAACTGCCGGTGACCGAGTACACCAAGGCCAAGAGCAAGGGCGGCTCCGACGTGGCCGATATCGTCAAGCTGTTCCTGTCCGGCTCTGCCCCGACTCTCTGAGTCGGGTGCCTCACTAAAGGATTCAATCCATGAAGATTACTGCTTTCGTTGACAAGATTGTCGACGGCTTCAGCCAGAACGCCACGGTCACTGTGCATTCGAACGTCATCAAAGAGATGATCGATCACACCATCCCGTCTCTGGAGTTGTTCTCCGAGTACGTCAGTGCCGAACCTAAGGCCAAGAAAGTCCTCGACAAATTCAACAAGGACTTCCTGCAACGCCTGGGTAAAGGTGGCAAGGGCGAATTCTACGACCGCATCCTGGCCGCCATGCGCGCTAACGTGGCCCAGGCTGGCGACGTCGAAGACCTGATCAACAAGCTGATCCCCAAGAACGCAGATGCGCTCTCTCTGGACGGCCGTGCTGCCAACCTCGTGCAGTACGTCGAGATCCTGGGCTTCACCAACCGTTACATCCGTCACCTGCTGCTGACCTTCACCGAAGACATCGCCAAAGGTACCGGTGGTCCGAACTTCAAGTCGGGCCTGGCCAAAGAACAGGTGGATGGCCTGCAGCGCAACCTGAGCGCTTTCGCCACTGCCATCATGGTATTGGAGACGGCCGCTCCTGGTGTTGAGCGTGCCATCAAGTCGATCCCTGAGTTCAACGTGGCTCATACCGACATTGATGCTATGACAGCAGCCAATGGCCAAGCTGCCATGGACCCACTGCGCGCCACTGGTTTCATTTCGGCCGACTGGAACCCGATCACTGCCGTGCGCATGCTGATCGAAGACCGTTGCATCGCCAACTACCAAGGCGCCAAAGAAGACCGCCAGGCTCTGGAGTTCCGTATCCAGGCCCTGAAGGACGCCCGTGACGGTACGCAGAACCCACGACTGGAGAAATCCATCGAGTACCACACTGGCCGTCTGAAAGAGGTCAACAGAAAGATCGAGAAGTACGAAGCCTCGGTCAAGGAGAAACGTGAATGAACGATCGCGGGTTCGACGTCTACAGCTCAGGCTTTGCACGCCTGAGCCCGCTGCAAGCCGGTACGGGCTACAAAGAGCCTGATACTATGGCAGTTGCGCACTATGATGGTATGGTGAAAGGTTTGGTGTCGATCGTTGACTCCAAGACTTTCGACAGCGTCGTGCGTAATGCTTTGGCTCTGTTGGGTACTGGCCCTGACTGGATCACCGTCCAGGCCTTTAACCCCAACCTGTCGAAGTACCAGGTCGAGTTCATGGTTGACACTGTCAATTATATAGTCACCGGAAAACGCCGGTACTTGCTCGCCACTTGGCGCGAACTTCTCGCCGAGATGAACAACAACGGTTCCGTTAAGCCTATTGTTATGGGCGGACGATCCGTGAACCCGGATATCAAGGTGCCCGCAGAACTTCTGAAAGGGCATCCCGCAGAAATCATGTCCCGCTGGATTTCCCGAGAGGGTGGTGTAGTGGATCTGATAGAGTCCCTCCATCTCATGTTCGGTGGAGACATCGAAGTGGGTGAAGTGGGCTCGCTAGTAGCTAGCTAGCGCTAACGCAATCAACAACTCTGGAGTTAGACACATGTCCCGTAACTTCCGTTCCACCCGTGGTCGCATGGCCATCGAAAGCATCGAAGGCGCTGACCAGACCGCAGCTGAAATCGACATCGACACCGACAGCCAACACGGTGACGGCGCCGACGCCGCCCTGCTGGATCTGAAAGACGTCAACACCGAAGTCGCCGAAAACGACGGCGCCGTCGACGAGCTGGAAAACACCGTTGCCGCTCTGGAAAGCCTGCTGGAAACCGCAGAAGCTGCCCAGGAAACCGGCGGCCTGGACCCAGTCGCTGCCGACCTGCTGCAGAAAGCGGTCGAAAACGAAACCGCTCCGCTGGGTACCCCGGCTGAAGAAGTGGTTCCTGCTCTGGAAAACTTCACCTCGCCTTCGAGCCGCCGCCAGGCGACCGTCATGGCCTGTGAAGGCATCAAGGACTGGATCGACAAGGTCTGGGCCAAGATCAAAGAGCTGATCCAGAAAGGTCGCGACCTGGCCAAGAAAGCCTACGTTGCCGTCAAGCAGTTCATCCAGCGTATCGAGCCGCGCATCAAGGCGCTGCAGGAAGACGCCGGCAAGCGCAACTTCTCGATGCCGAAGTCCGGCAACGTCAGCGACAAGGGCGAGTGGGCTCTGTCCGAAGTCGGCAAGCTGCAGCAGCTGAGCGACGCCGTTCTCGACGGCTACACCAAGGCCGCCATCGCGCACGCCAACAGCATCGCCTCCGCCCTGTCGGCCGGCGACGAAGTCAAGGCTGCCGAAGAAGGCAAGACCGAAGAGAAGGCCGAGTTCAGCGTACCGTCCAACCTGGACGCGCCTGCCAAGGTCCTGCTGGCCATCAAGAACCTGCCGGGCGGCCGCGAGTTCGTTCCTGCTGGCGACACCATGACCATCCGCACCAAGCAAGGTGGTTCGACCGGTGGCTCCAACGCAGCTTCCGCTGCCAACGAGCAGACCATCACCTCGGCTCTGACCACCCTGGCCACCGTTGCCAAGGCCGTCGTCGGCTACGAGAAGAACTTCCAGGAAAAAGACCGCGCTCAAGAAGGCGTGATCAAGGCTGGTGACGCTTTCGCCAAGAAAGCCAAGGCCAACGACAAGGGCGACGATGCTGCTGCCCGCGCCGCGATCAACGCTGCCAAGAACGCTGGCCGCCTGCTGGACCAACCGGCCAAGGACACCCTGTCCTACCTGGTTACCGCCATCAACGGCTACTGCACCACCATCGCCGCTCACCTGAAGCACTACGACAAGAAGTAATTCTTCCGTAGCGCCTGGTGCGTTGTGAATAAAAGCCGGGCCTTCGGGTCCGGCTTTTATGCCGCAGGTTGGACATGCTATGCAGACCATTCCTTCAAGGACATTATCATGCCCAATGGTAACTACGCTATTGGGAATACCTACGAGACCGTGACGCGTCCCATGGCTTTTGCCATTGCCAAGGACTGCCTTGCTCGGCTAGGGTTTCCCGAAGACGCATTCCTGAGCATCCCTGGCCACACTGAGCAGGCACTCGTTCAGGGCTCCACCATCGACAACAATTTTGATACCAAGAACTGGTTCGGCACTAACAACGAAGCCATTCTGAAAATCAAAGAAGACCCCATCACCGATCGCATCTATGAAGCCTCGGTTATCCGACGCGACAACAATGTGATCTTTAAGGACGCAGAGACGCACGTATACGTCCGTCCCGTCTATCAGCCTACCAAAGCCACGCTGACGTTTCGTCTGCGCTGTAAAGACGAGATTGAGGCCAGCAAGCTACGTGACGATACATGGGCCCGTTCCCATCTGTTGCGCCACGAGCAAGTGCACACGCTGACCTACCACTGGCAGATCCCCGAAGTGTTCCTGGTTATCCTCCACGAGATCTGGATGAAGCAGGAAGCCCACGACAAGACCGGCGACTCGTTCCCCAAGTACCTCAAGGATCGTTTCGATCCACGGGTGGACACTGTCACCAACTTGGCAGGTAAAGGAGGTGTGTTGGTTGTGCCTGAAGATCAGGTACGGGTGCTGGGTTGGTTTGACTTCTCTGGCGTCATGGATGAGCCGACCTTCAACAAGGACAACGGCACCTGGGATCTGGAGTGGTCGTACAGCGTGGTTTATGACAAGCCTATTGAGGCTGTCCTGGATTACCCATTGGTTGTGCGGCAGAAGATGCTGGGGGCAGACTTCCGTCCCAAGCAAGGCATGTACAAGCTCTCTGACCACGACGTAGACCCTAACACGGTCAATCGTACTCTCGGTAGCTTCTTCAACGTCTGGACGCCTCCTAAGGGCATTCTGGACAAACGTTACCCTGACTTCGATACATGGCAGGTGGAAGGCGGTACTCGTGGCTGTATCGACCTGTGGTATGGCCTGACAACGATCTCTGCGGATAACCGCAAGGACATGTTGTCCATCGACACCCTGGGCGTGCACAAGCTCAGCGACGCTGCTCGTGACTTCATCATGTCTGAGCGTAAGTACGTGGTGGATTACGGCCGTAGTCTTTTTGACATCGCGGTGTACTCCGATAACGAGCGTCACTTGAACGGGCAGGTCGAGTTGACTGAAGACGGAATGATCCGTTCCCTGTTCGATGTGTCCATGGTGCCGATCTACCATGTTGTGATTGCCTTCCGCAATAACCTCTACACACTCTCTGTGGAGGACCAGGATCGCCTGCGTCAGAATGCCTGCAAGATGTATGAGGTATTGGTTCAGATGTATCCAGCGCTCGCTGCAGCCGGACAGATACCTAAGCCAAATAAGCGCTGCTTCTGGACCCGTGAAGAGTGGGAATGGATTGTTGACATCATCTCACCTCCTCGTCCAGGTGTGTGGCCTCGTCCATCTCGCCCCCCTAGTGTACCTGGCGGACATGGTGGCGGTAACCTCACCCCAGGCCAACGTCGCATCCTGATGCTGACAGTCGGTTCTTACAACATCATCACCCGGAGATAAGATCATGCCATTGGTCGAAGTCGATGAAGACAAGGTCGAGAAGCAACCCGCTACTGGTCGTGTCGTACCCGTGGATATGCGCACTGCCTTGGTGCAGACGCGTAATCAACCTCGCCAATCCCTGATCACTCAGGCGGGTGGCTCGATCTTCCCGATCACTGTGTACAAGCAACTGGTTCGAGAGCATGACTCGGTCAAGCCTCAGGCACTGAACCTGGATGCCCCGTACCAACAGTACGAGAAGATCAACAACGTGGAGTCTCGCCTGCAGGGCGACTTCTCCTATTCGTTCGAAGAGGAAGAAGGTGACCGTGTTATCACCGGTACCCTGATCCTCTATCCGGGCATCTACCTGAACATGCACGACATGTTTGAGGCAGACGTGGGGGATGGTCAAACTGGCCTCTTCCACATCAACATGAAGCCAGAGCCTCTGTCGTGGATGGGTCAGGCCTGTCAGCAGATTCAGTTCCGCATGGTGGCCCGTGATGACCCACTGCGCCAAGCAGACCTCAAGGCCAAGACCGTAGAAGAGTTCTACTACGTTGTTGACTTCGTCCGCTTCGGCAAGAACCCTGTCCTGATCAGTTCGCTGTATCACGACTACCGCATGCTGTTCCGCACATCGGAAACGATGATCAGCGAATACCTGCGGTTGTTCTTCAGTCCGATCAGTCAAACTCTCATCATTCCTGGCCAGGAGCCAGAGAACGGTACCTGCTATGATCCTTTCCTGGTTTCTGCTGTGCTCAGCGTACTTGAAACTACCCAGCACCCCCTGCTTCGAAAAGTACAGGCCCATAACACCGACGCACAGTACGCTTTCAGAACCACCACGATCTGGGATGCTCTGCTCCAAATGGAGCCAAGCCACCTTCACCTTGCCTGCCAGCAAATGGGCCTAGTGCAAAAGAGTGTCCTCAAGACCCGTGCCAACTACGGCGGGGCTTACTGGGCACAGATCGACATGGTCATGTTCCCCATTGAGCCGCGTGAAGATGCCGACTCAATGCGTGCGCCGACCATGCAGTACACCACCACCCCTTTGCGTGACGGCCCAGCCCCGATCCATGACTTCAATCGCCTGATCCGTGAAAAGGACCTGACCGACGTTAAAGTAGTAGAGTCGCGTGATCCCAAGGACAAAGTACCGAACATCTGGGACACCAACGACGACACCTACTACGTCTTCAGTAAAGCCTTCTACGAGGAGGACTACACGAAGATGAGCCATCTGGAGAAACTGGTTTGGTCTGTACTGAACCAGCAGGAACTGGATGTGCCCAAGTTGGCAGAGCTGGTCCGTCAGTCGAAAGAGTGGGACAAGCTTGAGCGTTTCTATTACGTGCCAGTGTTGATGATCCTGAACATTCTGGCATTGCGAGGACCTTCGATATGACTCCTAATCGTCCAAAACCCCTACCCGTGGGAACTAGCCTGTCGCCTGCAGAGCAGATCTCCTTCAACCACTATGAGGTCATGGTACCTCGGTTGTTCCTGCAGTCGGCAGAGGCCGCCTCCTTCTACGGGGCGATGGCGCAAGACAACCCGATGGCTCAGCGTGAGCAAGAGCAGGGAGACATGCGCGTGAACCTGCCTGCAACTAAAATGGCAGAGCTGTACGCCAAAGGTTGCAAGCCTTGGTTCATCGACCACCCCAAGTCTGCCAAGCTGTACCGCGAGGTTGTGGGCTACCTGAAGACTGCTGTGCAGAACTTCGATCAGGCGCCTAACTCTGGTCGCTGGACACCAGACATGATGGACAACCTCCTGAAGCTTGAGAACTTCGCTCAGTGGCTCCATGGAGTTGCGTTGCCATTCCTCACCGAAGAAGACGTAGGTCCTCCACGCGATACGTTGGCAGGCTACAGCCGTCGCACTCCAATGCAGCGTCTGTCGCAGCAACAGCAGGAAGACCAACGTCAGAAGGCAGAGCACCTTGCGCCAGATCACCAACGCGTGGTTGATGACCTGGTTGAACGTCAAGTTGCTCGTGGTCGGAGAGGTTGGTCCTAATGGAGACACGTCGCTCAACCTTAATGCAGGAAGTGCGTGCGATCTTTGACGATGGCTCCAAGCCTGTTCATTTCCTTTGGAAGTGCGACATCACGGCAGGAGGCGAGAAGATCGAACCCTTCCGTACCCTCAACATGGATATCGGTCGTCACTACACGCTCAACTTTGCTGAGGACATTTCGGTTGAGCTGCAAGTGCGTCCATCGGAGTACGTCGACAAGATCTACCCCAATCGCCAGAACATCACCGTCACGCTGTATCAGATCCCTCTGAATGAAGACGGCACGGAGAATTGGGATCAGCCTCGTTACCTTGAGATCTATCGAGGTAACATCAAAGGGGCAAAAGACCCGAAGCTCAACGCCCCGCGTGAAGTGGGAACGAGCGATGACCTGGATCTACAAGGTCCAGTGGTGGTGGAGTTCCAGTTGGTATCTCGTGCGCTTGAGCAACTGCGCTTGCAGATCCCAGGTGGCAACTACCGCCACACTACCCCAGGCCGTGTACTGCGTTCGATCATGGATCAACTACGAACCAAGATCAAGGTGGATAACATCGAGGCCATCGTTGGCACCGATATGACCCCACCCGACAACACCGTCGTTCGCGAGCACGTCATTGTTCCTCCGTTACCAGTCACGAAGTTGCCGCTGTACATGCAAGAGAAAGCTGGCGGTGTTTACAACGCTGGCATCTCTTTCTTCTTGCAAGGTGACAAGTGGTACGTCTTCCCGCCGTATGGGATTGATTCCCCGACCGAACGGGATAAGCGTATCCTGACAATCTTCATCGTCCCACCTAACCAGTTCCCTGGTGTGGAACGTACCTACCGAGAAACTATCGGGCAGGTTATTGTCATGTCCACCGGTGGCTCTTCCAACAGCGACATGTCAGAGGCACTGGACTTGAACTCCGGTAACGGTATTCGGTTCAGTGATGCGATGTCGATGTTGGATGGATTCGTCAAGACAGAGAACGGGGTACCTGTTGCTCGTCGTGGTGTGTCGGCTTCTGAGTTCGTTGACGGGACACGTGACACGGGCCTTAACTTTGCACCAGTGGCCACCGAGCGCATCACTTCCAACGCCATGAAGATGGCATCGAAGCTTGCACCTCGTAAGGGCATGACCATGCAGGTCGTCTGGGAGAACGCTAACCCGTTCACGGTGTACCCAGGCATGCAGTGCCGCGTCTATGTGCTGCGGGACAATGTGCTCGAAGAACGTAAGGGGCGCCTGGTGGATGCGCAGTTCCTGATTGCCCCCAAGAGCAAGACTGCCCGCAATTCACAGCAGGCTTGCGTTGGACACCTCGCTGTATTCGTTTCCAGAGCGACTGAGCTTGACAGGCTACCAGACGTCACGGCATAAGCGAACTCCTCTCTACGGGCCTCTGTGGGGCTCGTAGAGGGCTTTATGCCATTGGATATTAAAGTATCTCAAGCCTAAACTATCCATGTGAGTGTATCCACATAAAAGGAAAGCTACATGAACCGCACTGAAGTTATCGATGCGTACTTCGCCTTCTGCAAGCAGGCTGGTTACGAACCGCATCAAGTTATCCTGTCAGCCGGTGCTGCGTTGGTGATGTTCGAGGAACGTGAGACCACCGCTGATCTGGATTGCGATGTCCCTGCACATGACTACGCTCAGTTCGTATGTCAACGCCCATCTGGCGAGCGTCGCTCGTCGCTGGGTGCTTTCTTCGACTACGACGATGTGGTCTCCCTGCATGCCTTCCCAGAAGGCACTGGCGTTTCCCAGCACGCTACTCCCAAGGGCCTGGTCTACACCTACAGCTGGATGGCTCTGGTGGAACAAAAAATCAAGCTGGTGGAAATGCCAGATCGCAAACCAGAGAAAATCCCTCGCGATCTGGAAGAGCTGGACAACATGGTCCTCGGTCTGGCATTCGCTGGTGACGTTGCCGGTGTCAAAGAACTGATTGAGCGCGCAGGTCGCGCTAAGGCGAATCGAGTATGAGTGTTACCTACATCGTAGTTGCAGAACCAGGTAAGCTGGGGTCTATCGAAGTCAACCAGCAGTATGTCCCCTGGGTGGCCAAGGTTGGAGGGTTCAAGGTGGCTGCTGGCGAAGAAGCCAGAGAGATCACGCTGCCAGTAGGTTCTGAGTTCGGCAATAGCTTCGAATCAGTCCTGGCAACCCTTAACCTGTCCACCTACCATTCCGACAAGTTCCATGTGGTGGTTGACATGGGGTGGTCGCTCAAGTACCTCCAGCGCATGTTCGACGAAGGTCGTGCGGTTAACCAGCGTGAGGTTAACTTCATGAACTACATTGCAGGTATTGTTCATGAGGTCGGCACCACGGACCTCACGATATCTGGCTTCGGCTTCCAGGCCAAGGTCCAGGTAGTAACCTTCGACAAAGGTGCGGCGGTCTTCCGCAGTAAGTTCAGCGCACAACTCAAGTCAGTTTAAGAGGTAAGTATGGGCTATGTAGTTGTTCACCACGGTCTGACTGGCCAGAATCTGGATTACGATTCTCAGGACGTTGCCAACAACATCCTGACCTACTTGAGGTTCATGGCAGATCGTCCGGCCAGCGGTACCTATGACGCTGGTCGTCTGGTCTGGGAAGAGATGTTGGATGAGCAGTTGGAGGTTACTCTCTTCCGCTTCTCTGACCAACACAACCACAACGAGCAGCTGCACCTTCTGTTTGAGGTTGGCTCTTCTGTTGAAGAGTTGATCAGAACTAAGGGCGACATGTATGAACGCGTCATCCGTCAGATCAGGTTCCACCTCAAACATGGTGCTGGGGAACTACTGAACCTCGAAACCGTCGGCAACTGTATCGTTGCAACATGCACAAGGTCCGCCCACTTGCATGATGTAGTGGTTCGTAAGAAGCGCTCAGAAATGAAATCAGTGTAACAAGGAGAGTTTCATGTTGGATCGAAACAAGTTCGGCGAAGAGATAATCTCCGCCGATCCTGAGATGCATATCCACCACAATGAATTCTACAAGCGGAATCCTCTGGCCCAAAAGCTGGTAGGTTCTCCTTTAAGGCGGATTACCCTAATGCATGTATTAGTTGGTATCCTCTTAATTGGAATTGGAGCTACATATGTCGTACAAAAACTGGTCGGCCCTGGACATGGTGTTGGTACTGGAGTTGGCCCTGCTGAAGGATGGGGACAAACACGAGAACGTCCTCTGCTCCTTGAAGAATCTCGCCAGTCCAGACAAGACCTGGAAGCGCGGCGATGAAAGCCTGCCTGAATACTGCACCATGTTGGCCCAGCTCCCTGATCCAGTGAAGTCTGTGCGCGATGTCTGCAGCAACTTCTACCGGCAGCTCAAGCAGGTTGACGTCTTTGAAGTGGTGTCGACTGTCCCCGCTGAACTGACAGCCGACGAGCTGGAAGAGTTTGCCCAGGCGCACCGTGAGTTGATTATCAACGACAGACTGCGTCGCCCAGAGATGGTCTAACGGCATAGTAGCCTCCCTCCCACCTTCGGGTGGGAGGGGGTTATGCCACCATCTTTTTTTTTGTTTCAGAAATCAGCCATGAAGTTCGACATGTCAGCCTGATCTTCACCCACCTTACGCATGGACATGTCTTTCCCGTTAATGTCATCCGGGAAACCAGGTGCCAAGTTCTCAGCAAACTTGTAGACCCAGTACAGGTCACGCGATGGAGTGATCGACGAGATACGGTGCTTGCCACGACGGTTGGTCAGGTATGCAGCTCCACCGTATTCCACGATGTGGCAGTAGATCTCCATGTCCAGCTCTTGATGGAGAGTACGGCAGCCATCGTAGAAACCACGACCAGCAACTTCGTTAACCAATTGCTCGGTCACACCCATCTTGGTCAGGTTCAATGCCTCAGACGACATTTGGTGCGCGGTGATCAGAGCGATCTTCTTCTTGTTGAAGAAGTTTCGTACACGCGAGTACAGGTTCTTGACGTCTGCACCTGCCACGCCCTGAGTACAGCCTTCCTTGTTCAGCTTGGCAAGGTAGTCGATCACGCACAGCTGAATCTCGTAGCCGAGCTTCTCGTAGTATTCGATCAGAGCGAACAGCTTACGGAAGTTGGAGTTGTCCGGGTCAACCCGAATGAACTCAATCTTCCAACCATTCTTCTCCAGACGATCCTTAACCACAGCCGACACTTCTTCGATCGACTTGTTGATGGTCTTAGGATCAACACGAATGCCTTGCTCGTTGAGAATGATCTGGGAGTAGACGCCTTTATAGTTGTCCTCCACTGTCTGCTCGTACGAGATGTGTAGCAGCAAAGGAATCTTGCCAGGCGTGATGACCGGGGTGTTATACTGGGCCGCCTGTCGGAAGTAGTTGAGGATCTTACCCGACTTGAAGTTGTGGGACAGCGCAGAGACGCAAAGCACATCCACACGACGCAAGCCCTGCGCGTCACCGAATGCACGGTTGTCTGCCTGCCAGCCAAACTTGAATGCGTAGGACGCTGCAGGGTCTTCTGCTTCGTCTTCCATGAACTGGTCTTTGATGTTGTCCAGCTCACCTACAGCAATACGCTCCATGACGCCCAGGTCTTCCAGACCACCCACACCACCCACACGGTGATAAGGTTCCAACTCGATGACCAGATCACGTACGAAGGACGACCAATCGATCTTGGCCGATTCGAACATGAGCTTACGACGAGCCTTGGCAATGATCAAGTCAACTTCGACCTTTGCCTTATAACTCTGAATGTCGTAGATGGTGCGATCACGATACTGGGTCATCTTTTCCTGGTCGCCACACACTTCCAGGAAACTGGCCAACGCTTCTACAATGAACGACTCGCCCTGAGCATTCATCGTTATTCTTTGAAGTAGGTCCTCGCGGCCGACTGGGGTACCTTCGCCCACACACTGGACCATCCAGCCGGCTGTACTTAGCAGGCCCTCGATGATCTCTCGCCCGTAGTCGTTCTCTGCACCGGCGTTGGGTAACTCCGTGGTGTTGATGATTTCGCGACCCAGCGAAAGAATGTCGTCACTGCGAGTCCCTAGCAGACCTTCAACGTGCAGCAACGAAATTACTTTGATGAGCAGGAGTTTGTTATCCATGTACCGATCCTATATGTTCGGAGGTCAAGGCTATCAGCCGGGGGCGATTAACCTGATCGCTGTTCCCCGCTGGCTTGATTTGGCGTTCAAGGCAAAAGGTCTGACGGTCGAGCAAGCAATTAACATCGACCCTCAGTTGGGATTCACTGAATGTGTTTCGCGTAAGTTCGCGGAAGCTATAGTGTCATCCCAGGAAGTTGATTTTCACAACGAGGTCACTTGGAGTCTGGGCGAATACCTGTTCCCGGACAAGAAGCAGCGACCGCAGCGTGACGAACTATATGCGAAGCTTGTGCGCGACTGGCATGGGGTTCCTCTGGTAAAGGGGCTGGAGTTGCACCTCCACCCTATTATCTTGGGGAGCAATCTCATTGGTCTGTATCACGTCGACCCAGTGCCTGGAGTCACTGATACAGATTTATATGGGCGCATTCTGCGTTGTGCACACACTCTGGCATACAGCAAGGTCGGCGTTGGTGCGCTGGGCTGCGATCTGATCAAAGATGTGCTTAACGAAATTTATCTGGGTCAGCAATGATCTGGAAGCAAGGTCTGGAGCTACAGGCACTGTAGTAACAGGTATTCTATAGCGAACTGGTATACGGGTCGCTCGTTAGTCGACTAACACAAACGCAGCATCCAGTCACTGGAGATTCTACATGAACGTGTTTTCCCTGGCAGGTGGCGCAAGCGCGCCCCTGGACACTCTGATCCAAAGCTTCAACAACTCCTTCACGCACCGCGCTGCTGAGCTGAAGGACAGCCGTCTGACCAAAGGCCTGACCATGGCCGTTGAAAGCCTCGACGAATCGACCAAGGCCTCGCTGACCGCTTCCCTGGGCAGCATCCGTCAGATGGTGATCGAATCGTTCGAAGGCGTGCCAGGCGTGAACCTGGGCCACATGGGCGATCCGATCGCTGCCTCCGGCGAAGAAGCCGGTACTCAAGTTGGCGCTGATACCGCCGGCCTGAACGAAAACCAGCTGCAGGCTGCTACTGCCGTTGCAATGGCTTTCGCTGACCCTGAAGGCTACGCCAAGGCCGCGACCAACACCGCGACCCTGCCAGGCACCCAAGGTGTTGCCATGGCTTCCGAAGGTATCGGCGGCCAGCTGCAACACTTCAAAGAAACCGTCATGGCTACCGAGGCGTTCTCCGAACAGCCGCTGCGCCAGATGATGGGCTGGTCCGTTACCCTCGCTGCCGCGAACGCCCGTCAGGACGCCTTCGCCGAAGCCTGGTTCCCGACCACCGTTCTGACCCCTGCCGACATGGGTCTGACCCTGACCATCGCTCGTTCGATGATCGTCAACACCCCGATCCACCAGCTGGACGGCGCGCCGAACAACCTCGGCCGTGTGAACCTGATCGACGCCGCTCGTCACCCAGAACTTCTGGAAGACGAATCGACCCGTATCGTGCCGGTGGTTCCGCAGGACGTCAACGCCCCTGCTCGCAAGTTCCTGGTCGACGGCTACGCCTCCTGGCAAGTCGACATCGACGGCTTCAAGGTGCCGACCGCGCCTCTGGCCTTCGGTGAAGTCGGCCTGATCAACATCTCGACTCCGAACCACATGGCCCAACAGGGCGTGATGGAACTGACCGACGCCGTTGGCCAGGGCGCTCGCCTGGACTTCCTGGTTGCCAAGCTGGGCACTGACTTCATCAAAGTCAACGTCCGCAACCTGGCTACCTCGGGCTTCCTGCCTGCACAAGAAGGTGAAGCACCTCGCCAAGTCCTGAGCTTCGACGCTCGCGACCTGCCGATCCATGCTGGCACCAAGACCGCTTCGGGCGCCGCTCTGAACTGGCCGGAAGTTGTCGACAACAACCTGACCATCCGCTACGCCGTGGATGTGACCGGTTCGCTCGACCTGCAGACCTCGATCGCCCGTGTGAACGGTTCGATCATCGGCATCAGCGCAATCCTCGACGCCGAAGGCAACGAAATCACCCTGGAAGACGGCATCGGTAAAACCGTGGCCGACAAGTTCAAGGCTGACTTCAAGCTGGTTGGCTGGTATCCGTTCGCCGTTCGTACCAACGAGAACAAACGCCAGCTGGGCAAACTGCTCGACGTCCTGGAACAGCGCTACTGCTACGGCATCCCGCTGACCGCACCGATCTCGGTTCCTGCTCCTGTTGGTTCGGCCAAACCGGCTCAGAACCTGGAAGCCCTGATCTCCGCACAGCGCCGCCGCTGCTCGAACGCCGCGATCACCACCCTGATCAACCACGCTGGTCTGCTCGCAGACTACATGGCCGGTCAGCGTCGCAAAGGCACCATGCCACAACTCGGTTCGATCGGCCGTCTGGTCGTTCATCCGTTCTACGAGAAGCGCGTGATCGACGCCGCCGCTGCCGTGCAGACTCTGCGCGACAACGACAAGGCGCTGGACATCGCTGCTCTGCTCACCAACACCATCAAGGACCTGGCAGCCGACATGCTGATCCAGTCGGCATACCCTGCCGCTCTGGAAGCTTCGCTGACTGGCTCCAAGTCGGTGAAACTGCTGGTCGGTACCGACATCAAAATCGGTCAGCACCTGCAAGTGGTTGGTGACCTGCGCACCTTCGGCCCGATGTTCAGCAACATGACCGTCGTGACCACCCTGAACAAGAAGATGGACGGCCGGGTCTTCCTGACCCTGACCCGCGACAGCGAGTCGAACGTGCCTGACGTCCTGCAGTTCGGCTGGCACGCCTTCATGCCTGAGCTGGTGTCCGTGGTTCAGGTGAGCCGTAACGGTAACACCCGTCAGGAAGCGACCGTGCAGTCCCGCTACCTGCACATCTGCAACCTGCCTATCCTGGCCGAAATTGAAGTGAAGAACCTGTCTCAGGCTCTCTACAACAAGTCGGCCATGCGTGTGGACCTGACCCAGGAGTCGGAGTTTCCCGGTGGCACTGGCGGCGGTACTGACCCAGACGCAGGTGGTGGTACCGATGGCGGCGCTGGTGCTGGCACCGGCGGCTAATCCGTAAGGGTTGGCAAGTACAACGCTCTGCTTGTATAGGGGCGGTGGTAACATGGGTCTCGTGTTACCACGCGTACTTGAAAACATGAGGGCAGGCCTTCGGGCCTGCCTTTATGCCGTCGTGTTGGAATAACCTTTTTTGAAACCTAAATTATCAAGTTGAATGGATCTGGTTAGCGGCCCTAATCAAAACCATTCAAAAGGTGCAGTCATCCCCAAGTCTGCCACTTACTCACTAGCTGAGAGTTACAACATGGAAGCTGGCATTAACGCCAACCGATTTCATCCATCGGCACCGGAGTGGGTAAATGACTATTACAGTCACCATCCCGGACAAGATCATCCACGAAGTTCCGATTGCAGAGTTGGAGTGGTGCTCGGGCCAAGACATTCAGTTCGATCACATGCCCGCAATGGAAACAACGGTGACATGCGAGAACTACACCCATCGTGACATTTGGGTGGCTGAGCGTACTGGCGCAATTAGCAAAATCTCTCCCAAGTCTAGTTATAACCAAAACAAGTTCTGCATCAAGATACAACGTCGAAGGGCTTCGTCTACTCATACCGAGTTTGACATCTTTGACGTCGTGGAAGATAAGTCCGGTAAAATCAAAACAGGCAGCGGCGCAGCTGCCGTAGATCGCTCGTACTCCATCGCCAATAGTCGGGGCGGTGGGATGCACGTATGCCATGAGGTGATCTTCACGATTCCTCTAGCAGGCTTGCAGGGCCATGGTGGATCGCTGTACCACCATGAGACTGATATGGTTCTGGCTGTCAATAAAGAGCAGGCTATACATCCTGGCTCCCCGCAGTCCAGATTGAAGTCCAAGTACCGTGAGATGGAAGCTGACCTTCAAGTCTACACGGAAGATTCACACGACATAAAGGAGATAAAGAAGGCGCTAGGGCTGCGCCGAGGTTCTGACATGGCGCGAGTCATGATCGGTATCGTTGATAATGAAAGGAGGTATGGCGACAAGTTTGTCAACCTACTGGGAACGCCTCACTTGGTGAGAGCTGTGAAGAGCGCGACGCTCATCGATGGCGTGTATGTGGTGAGGGATGAACTGATCAACAATTCGGGTCGTTCTTCAAAGCCAACTGTCACGCACTATTCATTCGAGGACGTCGAGACTTCTGGGATTAGGTTATTCAACTCCAGCAGCGATGCCCTTACCTATGGCGAGCCTGAGAAAGCAGCGGAACGAGAAGCTGAAAAACTCAAGTCTGATAACTTGCGACTGAAGGCTGAGCTGGACAAGCAACAGACTCAAAGCAAGTTGGCCATTACCCAAGTCTCTGATCAAGTTGATCGGGGGGCCATAGTCCGCAAAGATTACTACGAAGAACGATCCCAAAGGCGGAAAGATTCTTCGGAGGACATGAAGTACGTTTATGCGGGCTTAGCAGGGTTCTTAGGTTTAGTGGCTCTATTCCTTAAAGCGAAGTAACAACGGGGAGTTGTCTGGATGAACGCACAAATGCTGGCAATTATGGCTGCGGGTACACCGCCCATCAACCCAGACATTGCTAACGGCATTGCAACCATTCAGGTCAAGACGGCGGAATCGTACATTGACCGGGATTTGCGTGCCTGTTCGGAGCAGTTGCCGGAAGGTATCCGCTACGAAAACTATCGCCGCTGCACTCCGATGGAGGAGTACAAAATCCTTCATCAGAAGAAGGAGAAGAACTACGTTGAGCTTTCCCGCTCGGACATGTATCTGATCGAGGCGAACTTCTCGCTTCACGGACGTCCACTGGAAAGCCGCCCCATGTACATGCCATTCGTGGGGGACGCTGGTATCATGCACATCCGGGGAACGCCGTATTCGGTGAACCCCGTCATCGGTGACGTAGCAGTGAGCGTCACCCGTGGTGGTCTGTTCGCATGGCTGGGCCTGACCAAGGTTCAGTTCTATCGCATGAACTACCACTTCGAAACCGATGGCAAAATCCAGGGTGCGTCTGTGGCGCACTCTAACCTGTACCACCGCAGCACCAAGTCGAAGGCAGCGAAGGTTGGCAAGAACAGCCTGCGCTCCACGCTGGTGCACTACATGCTTTGCCGGATGGGTCTGACCGAGATGCTCACCAAGCACTTCAAGTGCTCGGAGGTTCTGATCGGCGACAAAGACGTGATCAACTATGATCGCGTAGATCCTGAACAGTGGCTCATCTGCACAACAGGTGGTCACGGCGGTCACTTGAAGGTGCCTATGGATTATGTCCCTAGTCGCCTCGCCATCGCGATCCCTCGCGCTGAAGTGACTGCAGATCAGATCGATGCCATCTGCGGTGTGTTCTATGTGGTGGACACGTATCCAGAAGCGGCCACTGAGCAGTACGTGGAAAATCCACACATGTGGCAGCGCCTGATGGGTCGCATCATCTTCGGTGATTCCATGAACGAAGGTGAGCGGATGATCCTGCTGCGCGAGCACTTGATCTCCATCGATGGTTACGTGAACTATCAGTCGCGCAGAACGCTGCACCAAGGCGGGATCATGGTTGAAAACATCCATGACTTCTTCGCTTGGGTTGTACGCGAGTTGCCAGTGTTGATCGCAAGTGCACCTACGGAAGTAGCGTCGCTCTACGGCAAACGACTGATGACTGTGCGTTATCTGCTTAAGGACATTAGCCGGTCCATCTACCTGCTCATGTTCAGGCTGCGTGCGCAGTACAACAAGCGGGGTCGTCTCTCGGAGAAAGAGATTCGCGATGCAATGCGTAAAGGCCTACTGCGTGACCGCATCACTGTGGTAAACGTTGGCCACGCTGAGGTATCGACCGTTTCCTCTCCAGGCGACAACAAGATCTTCAAGATCACCTCGACAGCGGTACTGCAAGAGAACACCGATAGTCCAAAAGGCAAGGGCGGCGGCGGTAGCTTGAATGACCCATCCAAGTTCATTCACACCTCCGTTATCGAGTTCTGCAGCTACTGTGCAATGGGTAAGAACGAACCTACTGGTCGTGGTAAGTTGGGCACGCATGCCATTACCAACGAACGTGGTGACCTCATTCGTAACCCTAAGTACATCAACCTCATGGAACATACGCAACATCTCCTGACGCGCATGTAACCAGTATTTAAGTAAAAGGACACAAGCATGTACAGCGGAAATCTGCCGTTTCCACCCGATCAGATCATCAGCGGCAACTGGTTCGATGACCCGTTCAGTGCGCAGCTCCCGGTACCGGTGATGGCGATCATCCAACAGAATCCGAACCTGCAGTGGGTTCAGGCTCTGGTGGCAGCCGTACTGGTAGGCGATCTGCAACAGAACTGCCAAAGCGGGCCGGTGAGCGCATTTGCGTACAACCTGTTCTCCAACAACCGCTACAACAACGAACCGTGGATGTTGGTAATGGACGGTGGTGTGCAGTTCGCCTTTGGCCAACTGCGCATGAACCAGCAAGGCGATCCTCGCCAAGTTGTCAGTCAAGCAACCGTGTTCTACGCAACCTATGCAACAGCGGCCTGCGTTGAGCGCTTCCCTGAACTGCGCAACTGGATGCAACCGCATCAGGTTCAGCGCTGCATGGAAGTGATCCAGCGCTACCGCGCAATGACCGGTGGTGTTGCTGGCGCTGGTGGTGGTCATCAGCCTCAGCAATACGCCAGCGGCCATGTGAGCAACATCATGTCGCCTACTGGCGGTGCTGGTGCTCATGCTTTCAACATGCTGCACATGGAGGAGAACTCCAAGTTCGGCAACCCTAACCGCGGTCGAGCGGTGCCTTTGGGGCGTGAACCTAAAAACGAGCCCGATCAGGCTCTCAAGAATCTGGGAGTGACTGAAGTGAGCGACATCGGCCGCAACACCCAACAACCAGTGCAGGGCGAGCCGCAGCAAGCACAGCCAGCCTACACGCCTCCGGTCAATCGTCCGCGTGCACGTCCAGTGCCGATCGGTCAACCGACCCCAGGCACCATTCAACCAGTGCTCGAAGGCGAGCTGCAACCAGCCGGCCAGGTACACGAGATTCCCACTGGTCAGCCTGCGCCACAAGCCTACGCCGCGCCTCCGGTTGCACAGCGCGTTGAAATCCCACAGCAGACGCTGGACACTTCGCTCAGCGTGAGCAACGATATCCCTGCACTCGATGTACTGGGTGTGTCGGATGCCGAGTGGGGCGATGTGCCTGAGCACCACAAAGAAGTACCTGTGGCGCAATTCGGCAATGTGCAACCAACCGAGCAAGCCCGCGACGATTACCAGGTCCACGCAAGTGGCCGCTTCATGGTGCGTCCGCAGCATCTCGATGTGGTTCTGCCGCAGACCCGCGAAGAAGCTCAGCTGGAAGAGGTGGAAGATCTGGAGGTCATCGAGATCGCCAGCCTGCCTACCGAAGGCGACTTCACCGTGCTGGAACTGGAAGATGGCAACGTGGCTGTTCTCACCACTGGCGACGATGTTGGTCGTACCTGGTCCGAGAGCAATCCGCACAACTATCCTTTCAACCCGATCACCCACCAACGTTACCTCGTACAAGTCTCCGACGATGTTCGCTACGAGGCGTTCCTGCCGCGAGACCCAGACGTGGATTACGAAGACCTGGAATTCGATGTCGCCAAGCGTACCAAGGCGAAACAGCTGCGCCTGTCCGATCAGCACATCCTCGCCGACCTCTCGGTCATCACCGAGATCGTCCCAGCAGGTGCGCCGTACACGATCATCCACGCCAACGAAGAGCTGGCCAAAGCGGCTCAAGACGAAGACCAAGGCAAGCAACTGGAAGCTGTTGAGAAGTTCCAGGGCAAGCTGACCTTCTTCGACGGCGTGACCGAGAACTCCAACCTGCGTGAAGAGCTGTATCGCCTCGACCTGTTCTTCGATCAAGTCAAAGCGCGCAACGCAGTGGCCGTGTCGTACTTCAGCCAAGAGACTCGTTTCGTGGCGTATGGCATGTCCACCAAGGTCAGCAACCTGATGACCTCGCAGCACGCCGACCGCGTCGCCAAGATGTGGCTGTTCCTCAACGATCTGGCCACGGCCTGTCCGCGTGGTTTCCTGTTCATCGACAAGCTGATGACCGACGGCGTGAATCGCCTGCTGGGCAAAGCTTGCGGCATCACCGAGTACGACATCAAATCCTTCGCCGAAGAGTACCACGAACTCAACGAGATCGTGGAGAAGGAATACGGCGTAGTGGCGACTGAGAAGCTGCAGGCTGCCGCAAACGAACTGGCCTTGGGCCTGTCGATCTCCACCACCGGTGTAGATCTGGTTGTGAAGCAAACCTTCGCGGTAGTTGGATTGCCCGTAGGTCTGGCAAGCTTCGATTTGGCGCTCACGTCTGGGGAGATGTTTGTGACCACTTCGGTTCAAGCTCCAGAGCTGAACGCTTTGTTGGATGAAGCAAAGAAAGACCAGGCACGACCAAAGTACATCAACACCTACCTGAGCGGCCGCGACGGCGAGGTGTACGAGGTTGTGGAATCCCTTTGGGACGACGCGTTCAAGATGCTGGTGGCTGCTAAGTAAGCAGTCAAACTAACCCCTCCCTATCAACCACTGACAACCCCGGTGACAACCAAGAGCGCCTAATAAGCGCATAGAGTCCAGGCCCACCGGGGGCCTGGACTCCACTTATGCCTCTATTTTTTTTTTACCTCAGATGGCAGTATCGTCGTTGCCAGAGTCATCCGGCTTCTCTTCCTCTTCCTCGGTACTGGTGTCACCACCGTCATCATCACCGAAGTCGAAGTCACCACCATCACCGTCGGTGTCATCATCACCCATGTCGAAGTCACCGAAGTCATCATCACCACTGTCGAAGTCGCTATCGCCACCGCCGCCAGTGCTGCTGCCTTCCACTGCTTCAGTGCCTTCCACTCGTTCGGTATCCAGACGCTCCTTAAGGGTTGCGAACTGGTTCTCGGTGATGAGCGCCTTGGAGTACAGTTGCAGGCCAACGCCCTGGATCATCTTGACCAGACGACCAACGTCCTCGATACCACCTTCGAGCAACTTGGTGCCTGGATCTTCCGGGGTGTCGTTCTTCAGCAGGTCAGTGACCTCGGGCATGATGTTGTTGTTACGGCAGTAAGCCAGCACGAGCTGAGACTTGACCGACGCTTTAACCACACCCACCCATTCGTTGGCGCTTTCACCAGTAACTGCACCTTGCATCAGGTCATCTGGGATGACGTGATCCAGTACCTTCTCAACTGCAGAGATGTACTCATCCAGATCAGACATGCGGTTAGCCAGGCCCGTGTCAGGACGCGGCAGGGAGACCTTGTAGATCTGGAAGAAGGTCTTGATGAAGAACTCCTCACCCAACTTGGCCAGCTTCTCTTTCGGAATATCCTTGGAGTGCTCGGCCACCGCCTTACGCAGCTTGTCCATGATCCCCTTGTGGTTGATCGCAATCTTGATCAGGGTTTCACGGATAAGGTCGTTGGTGCGGTCTTGCAGGATGATGGCGCGCTTGAGCGACAGTTCGTTCGAGGTAGCCATCTTGGAGGAGAACTCGATCTGAGTCGACAGGTCCACGATCTCTGGCGCGAGACCAAAGCCCATGGTTTGCCGCTTACGCAGGTCTTCATCCAGCTCCAGGTTGACTTCACGGTACTCGATAGGACGAGACTCGATGGCCACCTTGGTGCCTGGGAACGTGTCACCACCTTCCACGTTGATTGCCAAGCCAGACTGCTGCGCCACCTCAACCATACGGCGAGGGTTGGAAGTAGCCCAAGGTACAGAGCAGGCACGCTGGCGCGCATACTCGTGCAGGATCATTTCCTTGGTACGCAGTTTGTTTGGATCGTCTTCGTCGATAGTGATGTTCAGGGTACGGTGATCGATCGAGTTGCGGATGTGCGTCTCGATGTTCATGAACATGGTCAGTGCGCGGATAGATGACAGGATCTTGTTGTCTTCCATCAGCGAACGGCCAGTACCGTTGTCGTTCCAGTTGTACGCCCAGTACACCACCATGTCGGCAGGTACATAGACGATACGAGTCTGCTTGTTGGCCAGAGCACGCTCGAACATCAGGTCGAAGGCCAACTCCATGCGGCTGACGGTAACGTTACCAACCGAGCCATTGGAGAAGCGGCTTTCAATGTCGCGCAGAGCCAACTCACGGAACGCTTGCATCGCCTGGATGGTCATGGTCTGTTGGGTGAACCCATCATCCATATCCAACTGGCTAGCCATCTGGCCAAGCATGCCAGACATTGCGTTACGGTTGTTGAACACGCCCGCCGAGATATTGCGGAAGTAGTCGCTGCGGGCAGAGCGCGAGATCATCGCACCGAACTCGTCCAACACGAACAGGAAGCCAATGGGGCGCTTGGGGTTGCTTGGGCGCACGACAGGCATACACGATTCAGTCGGACCTACCTTGATCAGGGGCGGGCCTTCGGTGGGGCGCGAGGCGTCTTCCTGACGCATGATGGTCACGAAGTCTTCTGGGTTGATGTCTGGACTGTGGTAGATCGAATCCAGACTACCGAAGTAGCCGCCACCCACCGACTCCAGCGCCACGCCGTTCTGCGCGGACTTGATAGATTCGGTGATCTCACCGAGCTTCATCATCTGCGGGTTGTCATAGATGGCAGGCGCTGCGAAGTTTTTGAACTTGGTGAAGTCCCACTTGGCGATGTGCGGCGATGCAAACGACTCACCCACCAAGTGCATGTTCTTCAGGGCGGCATTGGCTGATGGACTGCTGGCCAGGCTACTCAGCATGTTCTCCAGCGACATGGTGCCATAGTTCTTCCGCTCACCATCTGCCATGTATCCCAACGGCTTGGAGATATCATCATAGATGCCTTTCTCCCGGAACGACTCCAACGAGATCTTGGTCTTGCCATTGCGACCGTTGATCAGATCGTCCAGGGAGTTTTCAGGGATGATGATGGTGACATCGGCGCCTTCCATGAACAGGGCTTTGCGCAGCTTTTCCGGCAGCAAGGCTTTAATCTTATAGTCATGCTCGGCATAGTCTGCGAGGATTTTCACCATGGCCTGCGCCATTTCTGGTGGCAGGATGTTCGGTGTGACCTCGTGCTTGAGTTCGGTCTGCGTGATGTCCTTAGGGGACAGGATCAGGGATTGCAACACCTGAATGCAGATCTCAATCTCAGGCAGCATAGCCGCCTGGTTTTGATAGTCGTCGATGTTGGTAGCCATGACATCGGCGGCTTCTTGCAGGTAGCCGAAGTTACCCAAGTAAGGACTGTCGTGGCGCTCTGGTGCAGTGCCGCTCTGGTCACGAATCATTTTCGACAGAACGGTGTCATTGCCTACTCCCGGTCGGCTGTGTTGCAGCTTCGCATTGGGAGCCGAGGAACGGATTACCGTTGCCGCGGATACACGAGGGTTGTTCATCGGAAGTCCTTCTATTACAGGTGTCACAAATTTTGGGGTGCTGGCGATGGCCAACGACTTTTATCAAATCTTTCGCGAGGACTGTAAGCGACTGGCCAGAACCATGGTCATTCGACATGAAGTCAGCGCTGAGGCGACAAACCGCTACCTTGCCCTATACGGCATCGAAGTCCTCGACGATAAGAGGACGTGGCGCTACTACATGAATATCGCCGGACTATATCATTCTACCAATGAAATGATGCAGGTCAAAAGCCTGGACACCGGCGAGCTTATCGACTTCACTCGTGAGAACTTGAAGATCCACCGTGCCACTGCGCGGGGCTACGCTTACGGGTCTCGTTACTACAAAGCCCTGGCCTCCCAGTGGAAGCGTCAGGAGCGCTTGATCAAAGGTATCCTGAACCCTGTTGACATTGATTTGGCTATCAATGCGCGGGAGAATGAGATCATCTGGATGCCGCCAGAGTTGGTGGATGAGAACGAAGACAACCTCAAAGAGTTGATTCAGGCCCAGATCGATGCGGGCATGGATCGCTGGCATGTTGAGATGTACTCGTTGACCGAGGACCTCTACGACTGCAGTCGCTACGCCATCCTTTATGCCCATCTGCCGGCCTTCATCGAGTTTGCGCGCTGGAAGAACAGCCGTACCTTCAGGGCTCACAGTTTCCATATTCGTGAGTTCCTGGCCGCCAATGGTA